TAAGCAGAAAGATCTAAACTTCCAAATGTCACTGATGTCACTGATGAAGATACAGTTTGAGTTTGAATTGCTGTCCAACCGCCACCGCCGCCACCGCCAGGAATAGTAATTGTTTTTGTTGTACCTGTACCACTAGCAGTAACACCTGTACCAACAAAATTTAATTTTGTTGCCGCTGTTGGTAAAGAACTATTTTCCTCAGCTATAGTTAAGTCAGTGCCACTAATTTTAGTATCAACGTATGTTTTAACTGCAAGTTCTGTTGGAATTGACAAGTCACTAGCATCTGACATATCAGTATCTGTACTAATCTCGCTAACCGAAGCGCCTGATGCCAATTCAATTTCGCCTTCAATTTTTACGCCTTTAGTACCTTTAAATTTAAATTGTGGCTCTATTGAATCAGTTATATTATATTGTTGAATTCCACCTATACCGTCAGTGGCTGGATAATTTTTAGTATAACCAGCTACATACAATCTCTTTCCAGTATCAGCAAAAAATATTGATTGAACATAATCGCCCCAAGCTTCTGGCATACCTGTTTGTAGTCCATCTGAACCATTAGGATGATTAGAACCAGAAATCATTATAGAATCTGGAAATGGTGGGTTATAACCGTTAGATACAGTTTCAATTATATCAGCACCGAACGGTAACGAAGATTTAATATCATATTTAATCTGCATTTTATAACCATAAATTATACTATCATTAGATCCACCATGACTGAATAAACCAAACCATCTCCATCCATCGTCACTCACCCATATATCAATCAATGAGTCTTTCTCTAATCCTTGTGAATCATGCCATCTTTTTGTTGTGTAAATTTTAAAATCGTTATCTTCATCCCACCCTGGTCCGTTACCGTGCGACCCTGCACCGTTTGGTGTGTCGCGCCATGGAAATGATTTAATATCCCACGGTGTTGCCATTTCAAATTGTTTTACATACTGGGTAGATCCAGTATAAAGGAATCTACCATCGTTGCTTATTTTAAATTGTCCGCCATCTAGATAATACAATAATGAATACCCTGCTCCACCAACGCCACCGCCAGTACCTTCAGACCATTTGCCATTAAATGCACAAGTAGTAATATCCCACGGTGTTCCTAAATCATATTCAACAAGTTTAGTTGCTGAATGATAATGAGCACCAGTTCCTGGTGGGTTACTTCCTATACTATTACCAGTTAACATAAACATTTTAGTACCATCAGGTTTAAAATGTATTCCACCTATGTAGGCGTTACCAAAAGCACCACCAGAACCAAGTGAATTAATTTCCCCTGAAACATCAAAAGAGTTCCCAGCGGCTACTGTATTAGTAATCGTTGAAAGATCAAATGGTGTGCTTAAAGTAAATTGAACAATACGTGCATAATCAGGTAAAGCACCAGTCTCTTCATCTTGAGGAATATATATTTTAGTACCATCAGTACTCATAGCTATTGATTCTAACTTATACCCGTTTGGTTCAATAACATTACCTGTTAAACTTACATAGTGACTAAAAGTTGCATCTTGGAAATCATAAGGTGCAATCATCATTTTCGTAGTACCACCAACCCATATAGAACCTCCACCGTCAACATATAAATCTCTAATTTTCTTTTCAGCTGATCCTATGTCATACGTAGCATCGAGTGCCGGTATTATATGAGTCTTCATAGTACCATCTAAATTAATAGTACTATTAACACCATCAACTAGTAACGTTGAATCGTCTCCAAATACAGATCCTGTAAGACTGTCTAATAATTCTGAACCTGGTGTCCATCTTGAATTTCCTGCGTCCCACATAAGGACTTGTCCAGCTGTTGGTGCCGCAGTATGTACATCGGTATGCGAACTTAATAGACCAGTACCTGTTAGATAACTACCACCTGCATGATCGCCCCAACCATATGCTGTATCCCAGTCTGTGTTATTATAACCTGCTGGCGTATCATCATCTGCTTTCCATTTAAATGATGTTGTTCCGTGGTCATAATATAAAATTTTTCCATCGTCTCCAGCTACTACTCCAGCTACATCTGTATTATCAGTTAATCCGCCATAGCCTCCAGTAATTGTAATATCACCTTCTGCATTAGATGCCGTTGTAACACTTCCTGCTCCACTAAACCTAATTGATTCTCCACTATTAACTGTACGTATAGTTGAATCATCTGCGGCAATTCGTATTAGATCACTAATAACTGCACCACCAAAAGCTAACTCATTTGCTTCAATTGAAATCTTGTGTCCACCTAAGTAAAAACTATTTCCATCAAGATGTAAATCTCTAAATTTATGTGTTGAAGTTCCTAAATCATAAGTAGCATCTGTATCAGGAATTAAATGTGATGTTACAACACCACCAAGCATTACAGCATCACCATTAATAGTTGCACCAGTTGAATCAATAGTAAGTCGTTGAGTTCCGCCGCCAGTATAAAGTGCAACGGTATCTGTTAATGCTGATGTACCTGCATAGTCACCTATAATAATATTATTATTTCCTGTTGCTATAGCATCACCGGCCGTAAGCCCAATTAAAACATTATTAGATCCTGATGAAATTGTTTTACCAGCATCATAACCAATAGCAACATTATAATCGCCTTCAGATAAATTACTCTGACCTTGTAGTGCCTGATAACCAATGGATACATTTCCTTTTTGACTTGCAGAACCAGTACCTTTTGAATATTCTAAAGTTCTATAACCAATTGATACATTGTAGTCTGAATCATCTTGTAAACCACTTCCAGCAAAGTAACCAACAGCAACATTGCCTTGATGATCTTTTCCTGTACCTGCATAACCACCAATAAAAACTTCTCTATATGGTGTGTCTGATGGTGACCCGTTTATTCCTGCACCTTTTCCAATAGCTATACTAGTGGACCAATTACCAGATGCACCAGCATCTTTACCAATGACTATATTTTCTGCTCCAGTTGTTATTTCGTCGCCAGCATCTTTACCAATGATAACAGAGTCAACTGCACTTGTAATAATATTGCCTGCACCTATTCCTACTATCACATTATTGTTTGCGGCACTTAGAGTTCCAGTTGTAATATCTCCAATTTTTATACTATCTGTAAAATTAGGAGTATTAAATTTAACATCAACTAAATCATTTAATTTTTTCGCGCCAGCATATTCACCTGTAACAACACCACCTGATGTATAAGCAGTAAAGCCTGTACCGTCAACTGATGTAGCTAAAAACTCGTCAGTATACAATGCCATTGAGTTGCCAGTTAAAACATCAGCATAATATTCATTACCATTAAGCTGAGTCATTCCAATAACATCTACAATAGTAACTGGAGTTCCTTCTGTATAATCGTGGGCATTTGTTGTAGTAATAACTACTGGATCTGTAGCTGTAGCATTTGATATTGACTTACTAACACCACCCATTAATGCCGCAATTGTTAAGCTATTAGCACTATTTCGTACAATAGTCATGTTACCGCCGGCAATAAGTTGTACATCTTGATCGACGCTATTAACGTCAGTTAATCTAAGGGTAGTAGTTGCAACTGGAACTTCAAAGTTATAATTAACGTCTATTTTAAATGAATCTGTAGCAGTATCAGTTGGAGACCAAGATACTCCTGCACCACGGCTTATGCTGAGTGTATCGGTTACAGCGTCTGCTTCTATAGTATGTTCAAGTGTAACACCATCTGTGGAGTATAACTTGATAAACCTAAAAAAATCATAAAATGCAGTCATTCGGTTTTGTTCCTATCGTTATACATATTTATTAAATATTGTCATGCTTGTGATTGGCAACGGAGAGAGTAGAAAAGACTTAGATATTAGCAATTACACACAAACAAAGGTTGGTTGTAATGCAATATACAGAGATTTTTACGTTGATCATTTAATATGCTGTGATAGAAGAATGGTTCTAGAAGCACAACAAAATAACTATGACGGAACCATATATACTAGGCCCGATTGGGTGGCACAATTTACACCAGCAAAAGTAGTACCAGATCTTCCATATTCAGGCACTACAAGGCTTGATAACCCATGGCATTGGGGTAGTGGCCCGTTTGCAGTATTGCTTGGAGCAAAACTGGCAACCAATGAAGTACATATGGTTGGCTTTGATTTATATTCAGAAACTAATACTGTTAATAATATATACAAAGGAACAGGTAATTATGAAGGTACAGATACAGATCCTGTAGATCCTAGTTATTGGTTATATCAAATTAACAAAGTATTTGAGAATTATCCAGAAATTATGTTTCACAATTATAATAATAAACAATGGCCAACAGAACAAAAAAATGTATGTAATAAAATGTTAATTGAATTTGAGATAGCTAATGAGACCGCCTGAACCATATCACGTTGGCGCATTTCCAACACTAGTAAGCACATGGAATCTTAAAGGTCATCCTTGTGAAGAAATTGTTATAGATATGATTGAAAACTGGAAAGATGTTGGACAGCATAGATTAGTAAAAGGTGGAGATAGCAGTTATATTACTGGTGACGAACAATTTTTAGGTGATAAACGATTAGTAGATTTATGGAAAACAATGCAATCTTGCTGTGACACGTATACTGAAGAAGCAGGAATTGATTATGCACTTATTTCAACAAGTTGGTTTAATACTTTAGGACAAGGTGGAACTGTAGAAGCACATAGACATGAACGAAGTGTTATTAGTGGAGCATACTATCCATATGCTGAAGAAGGCAGTAATCCTTTAATGCTCGAAAGTCCGTTACAAGCCTTACGTATGAATGATTGTATTATAAAGTCAACAAACTTTAATCGATACGATATGGATGTACCAGTACATCAAGGAGTACTAGTTATATTTCCTAGTTGGTTAAAACATTATGTTAAACCAAATGATAGTAAAAAAAGATATGTAATAAGTTTTAATACAATAAGACTCGCAGACAGAGGTTACATAAAAACAGTAAAAGATTATAGAATAGAAAAACATGAAAGCAACAATACCTGAAGAACAATTTCGTAAAGCAGATTATTTATTATTTCCAACGTTAGTTCAAGTATGGAATTTAGAGGATCATGCTGATCAAAAATTAGTAGTTGAAACTATGGAAAGTTTTTCAGATGAAACATTAATGAAGTGGCCTGTTGATATCGGTAAAGGCAAAACTAGTAGTCGATACTTTGATGTTGTTAGTAAAACTCATAAAACAGCAAACTTTTTAGATCGTGAAGAATTTAAAATAATAAAACAAGATATTCAAAATTGTGTAGACGAATATTGTATGACGTGTGGATTAGAACAAGCTGTTATTGCCAAAAGCTGGTTTAATATACAAGAAGAAGATGGACACGTAAATGAACATAGACATGAATTAAGTATTGTAAGTGGTGCATATTATCCTTATTGTGATAAAGATAGTGCTCCAATAGTTTTTACAAGTCCAGTACTAGGACCAAAAATGGCAGAAGTGCATAACAACGCAACTGAGTTTACTGCTGATAAAATGGAATTTGTTCCAAAAACAGGAATGCTCGTTCTATTTCCTAGTTGGTTATACCATCGAAGTTTATATAATAAATCCAAAAAAAGATTAACCATTAGTTTTAATACACATCATATTAAGGTTGACAAGTAAGTAGAACTAATATATAATAGTAACAAATGAGGACTATAACGTCGACCCTCTCAAAATACTCCGCCGTTAAAAAGGAGAAAAATATGATACACAAAAGTATAAAAACTTACGGTAACGATAGAGGTTTCAGTTGTGCGTTCAGACAGGCGTTACCAGAAAGTCATTGTAATTTAATTCATGGTTATAGTTTAGGTTTCAGATTTGAATTTGAAGCATTTGAATTAGACGATAAGAATTGGGTTTACGATTTCGGAAACTGTGGATGGATTAAACAATACCTAGAAGATAACTTCGACCATAAAGTAGCTGTTGATAAAGCAGATCCTAATTTAAGCGATTTTGTAGCACTAGAAGAAAAGGGTCTTGCAAAAGTTGTTCAAATGGATGGCGTTGGTTGTGAAAAATTTGCAGAACACGTTTACAACTACATATCACCAATTATTGATGAAGACACAGGAGGTCGTGTAAGACTTTCTAGTGTTGAAGTTTTTGAACACGGAAGTAATAGTGCAATATTGGAAAGATAATGCGTGAAAAATTTTGGAAAGAATTAAACGAGGCTCGTCGTTATAACCAAGTTCAACATTGGCCAGGCGTGTTTCCTGAAGCTAAGATTATTAACTTTGAAACACTACTAACCATTAATCAATACATTTCTAGAGTTACAAATATCGACACGGTTATGAATCAATATAGTAGCCACTTGCCACAAGTCGAAACTCATAAAGAGCTAAAACCTTTTTATACAGAATTTATAACAAACTATAAATCATTTCAAACTGAGAATTTAATTAATTGTTCTTTATTTTGGAGTTTATCAGACAAGCATCATTCAATCTTTATGCACCGTGACAATGAAACTGTATTATTAATACAAGGGTACGGTGAAGTTGCTTATGCAATATCAAATGAAGAAGCAACTGACAATAAACTACTTCATGTAAAAACGGGTGATGCAATACTACTTCCTAGATTAACACCGCATAAATCTATTCCATTAGAACCAAGAGTTACATTAAGTATCGGAGCGATGCCATCTAAACCAGCACTGACACAACCGCCAGCGGCACCAATTTAAGGAGAAGTACGTGGCTAATTATGTTGTATGCTTAAAACATGGCAACAAATATAGTGCAGAGTATGTTAATATTTTGCACAATATGGTTTCAAGAAATCTAACTATACCTTTTAACTTTGCTGTCTTTACTGAAAATGCACAAGGCATAAAATCCGGAATAGAAATACATCCACTACCAGCAATTCCTGATGTCAAAGGTTGGTGGTACAAACCAATGTTCTTTAATCCTGGTCTAGGAGTAAAAGGAACTATTCTTTATATTGATTTAGATGTAATTATTTTTAAAAATATGGATAAGTTGTTTTCTTATAATCCTGGCCAATTTTGTGTTATACGAGACTTTAATAGATGTGTACAATCCAATTGGAATAGAATGAACTCTAGTATTGTCCGATTTGAAACAGGACAACATAGTCAAGTCTATGAACGCTTTATGGAAAATCCAAAATATCATGCGGCTAGGTATCACGGAGACCAAGATTGGTTATTCGCTAATGTTAAATCGGATTTTTGTTTTTGGCCTGACGAATGGATCCAAAGTTATAAATGGGAAATGCGTGGTAAACCCGAAATGTCTAGAGTAACTGGAAAACGGAATTTTGCTACTCCAGGCGAACCAAATATATTACGTGAAACGTCTATTGCTGTATTTCACGGTGATCCAAATCCAAAAGACTCCATAGATCCATGGTGTTCGAAAAATTGGTATTAAATTTCATTGACAATTGATCCAAATAATGCTATAGTATAGTATGAAAAGGATGAAACTAAAAGATAATAAAAAATTTAGAATTTTTATTGGAGTAATACTAATCATATTACTCGTTGCCTTTGCCTTTGGCTTTGGCACGTTTAAACCAAATAATTACATTATTGACAAGATAACAGAACGTGTTGAAATTGAACAATCTAAAATAGCAGTTAAACTTGGATTACACGAACCCGAATTTGTTTATACTGATCAACAAAGTTTTATTTTAGCTGTACGAAAATGCGTTAATTATATTAACTTTACAACCCCCCACAGTTTACGAATTCCATCAATGATTATAGAAGCCCAAGCAGGATTAGAATCAGGTTGGGGTACAAGTAGATTTGCAATTGAAGGGAATGCTTTATTTGGTGTTAGAACTTGGGATCCCAAACTTCCGCAAATAAAACCTAAAGACAATCCAAAAGCAGTATGGGGTGTTAAAGTATATAAAACAAAATGTCAATCAATCCAAGACTATGTTGACTTATTAAATAGTCATCCTGCATACAAAGATTTTAGAGAATTACGAGAAGAAATGGTTATAGCAGGGATATTTAACTATGATAAATTAATTGATACATTAGATTTATTTTCAACAAACCCAGAATACACAACATTGTTAAAAGCAACTGTACAAAAATTAAAGGTGATAACAGCAAATTAATATATGATAAAGAACATAATAATTCTTATATTATTACTAATGGTACTATCAGAATGTGGAAGTAATGGAACACAAGCAAAACCTACATTAGGCGGAATTGGTAAAGTACTTGATTGTATGTTTAATCCAGATGATGAATGGTGCATAGCAGAACGAGAGCGCCAAAAAGAACACTTAAAATGAAAATTAATCGATCATATGGCATAGGAAGATTCATGGCAAACGTCATGAGAATTGCTGGAACGTTATCCACAGATAAGATTAAACCCGTAGAATCAGTAGCAGAAACAGGGCTTAAAAAGAGCAGATTGCATGAAAAAACACAAATACCGCCTTTTTGCGACCCTAAGGGCAAGAGTAAAAACGTCAATATTATAACTTAAGACTACAAAACAACTAAATATATTACAGACTTATTAAACTAGGGGAGACTACCTATGTTCAAATGGCTGAAAGACATCTTTACTGGAAACATCCATAAAGAGCCAGAATGTTGCGATACTAAATTATCAGACCACGTTACACACTGGTCTAATAAAACCTTCGCGGCTCCAACGATGAAAACTGTAAAGAAAACACCAAAATCTCATACTAAAGCTCAACTTTCTAAAATGACCAAAAAGCAAATGGAAGAGTTAGGAAGAAAGCACGGTATCGAGTTAGATCGTAGACTTGTTAAATCTAAATTAGTAAGTCAATTGCATAAAGCATTGTAAGGAGTAATTATTATGTTTGATTGGATCAAAGGAAGAATAGAAGAACGCACATCATGGAATGGAATTATAATCGGTGGTGCGGCGTTAATTGTTATCCTAGGCATTATGCCGCTAACCAAAGTATTAATCTGGGGAGCACTTGCTTGGGGCGTTTACAATATTTGGAAATCTGAATAAACTTAAATTATCGATAGTTTGGTCGATATTATAATTTTGTAATGTCGATCATACTATCAACCCGCAAGTTCAATCGTCGACGTTGTTCGACACCTCGTTTTTGAGCAAATCTCTTAGGATCACAGTTAGGGCATACGTGCGAATAATCGTCGCATAGTCTTTTAGGGTCTATACGCCCCTTATCACGTATAAATTCATCACTACAACTATCACATTTAAATATTACCAACGTTTTTTTACGTTTATAAGGGTGGTGTTCACCTTTTATACCCTTACGCATAAAGTATTGTATAGTCTGTTCTGTCCTTATAAACATATAGCTATTTATAAATTACATTAGGATACTAGACTTATTGATAAATACATAGAACAAGGAAAAGTGATGGCAATAGTAACATTGACAGAATCAGCAAAAGACCAGATGAATTATATGCTGGCTAGTAAGAATAAACCGGTTGTACGCCTATCTATGAAGGGTGGCGGATGTGCAGGAATGCAATATGACTGGACTATGTCAGACGCTGTAGAAGATAAAGACGAAGTAATTGATTTAGATAAAGGTAAATTTGCTATTGACTCATTAAGTCAAATGTACTTAATGGGCTCAGTAATTAATTATAAAGAAGAATTATTTGGATCATTTTTTGATATTTCAAACCCAGCAACAAAAAATAGTTGCGGGTGTGGAGAATCCGTAGGATTTTAAATAATGGGTAAACAAAATGTTAACATAGGTGTAGAAGGTAACGACGGTACTGGTGATAGTATAAGAGAAGCGTTTCGTAAAGCTAATGAAAACTTTACAGAACTTTATGCTGTTTTTGGTCAAGGCGGACAAATATCTTTTAGATCATTAAGTGACGTTCCTGATCAACTAGGAGCATACAAGGTTCCGCAATCAAACGCTAGTGGTGACGCAATACTAATGAAAAGTATTGAAGGCGGACAAGGTATTACAATTGATTCGTTATCAAATGATAAAATTACAATTAGCAATACTGGAACAATTATTAGTACAGATATTACTCCGGCACTTGGAGGTCCATTAAATGCGGCTAACCAAGGTATTGCTAATCCTAATATTTCTTCAGCGGCCGTTCTTGCTTTAAACGTAGCACACGGTACAACATTTACACTTGATGATTTAGTTATTTCACGAGGCTATGCAGACACCAGATATTTACGTTCATCAGGTGGCCCAGGAAGTTCTGGACAAGTTAGAATAAGACCAGAACCCGGAAGTTCTAGTTCTTATACATTTATTATTGAAGCATTTTCAGGTGGCAACGTTGTTGCAACTGCACACGGATTTGAGAGTAGCTCAAATGGTATTGCATACAGATATAATTCAACAGGCCAAGATGCTACTGGCTTATCAACAGGAACAACTTATTATCTAAGATATGTTACAGTTGATCAAGTAAGTCTTCATGCATCAGAGTCTGAAGCACAAAACAACGACGATAATACAAGAATAAAAATTAGTGTACCAGCAGGTAGTGGTACTGGCGTACAAACAATGTTTGATGCCGCATATGATAGTGTATTAGCTGGTAACTGGATTTCTTCAGAAGCACTTCCAAGAAAATCTGTTGTAAGACGCGAAGGCGATTCGATGACTGGAGCATTGTACTTACATGATCATCCAGGTGCTCATGCAGGCGCTACTCCACAATCACCATACGCACATAGCCTTATAACACAAAATAAAGAATATCTAGCTGACGAAGTAATGGCTTGGTTTGATACAAACAACCCAGGCGCTCATACTACAGTAGCTTATAATACAACAGATGCAGTATACACACCGACAACAGGAGAATTAGTATTAACTATTGGTTCTCATCCTTTAACAACTGAAAATCTTATTAAGATTAATACAAACAGTTTAACATTTACTTGTGCCCTAGATGGTAACGCAACAAATCATACCTATCCAAGAGCAACTGGATCAAGTGCACCTGGCGGATTTGATTATGCCTACAATACGGCAGTTGCAATTACGGCTATAAGTGCAACAACAATTACAGTAAATGTTGGTATATCAAGTAATACAACCGCACATACTTTTGTAAGTGCTCTTGCTAATAATGTAGTAAGTAGCCAACGTCATGATAAATGTGAAAGAGATACAAAATTTAACATTGATGCAATTGCACATGATATTAAATTTGGTGGGAACTCAGAAGTAGTAAGAGTAGGTAAACTTTATTTTGATGGTGCTAGTTCACAATTAGGTGCAGGCGAAATAGCTTATGCTGTATCAATTAATGACAAATTACGTGATATTGTTAAAGATTATATTTTAACTAATACTGCATATACATCACTACAAACAGCTACTTCACAAAAAACAATTGCAAATGATGGTGAACCAGGTTCATCAGAAAGAGTAACAGAACTAGTTCTTATTCTTAACACACTTACACAAACTGGAGAATACACAGGTACTATTATTCCTGCTACTAATCCAGATGTATTACAATCAGCATCAAAATATTATGTTGACAATTCTGCATTTGCATCACAAACAAATTTATATGTAAGTTCATATGGTGACGACACAATGCGTGGCGTACCTGTCGGCAGTGAAGGTAGAGCATTAAATTATGCATACAAGAGTTTACATCAAGCGGCACTTAAAGCTGAAGAAATAACTGACACAGCACCAGATAATATTGGACCTTACATACAAGATATTACGTATAATGCTGGGAATAATAAAGCAACAGTAGTAACAACAGGTGTAAAAAATAGCAGTGGCTATGAAGAAGTAAAAATATTAACAGATGCAAACAGAAACTTTATTATTGCAGAAACTGTAGCTTATATTAATGAAACTTATCCTGAACACGTATACTTAAGAGATTTATGTGAAAGAGATTTAGGTTATACATTAGATGGTATTGTATTAGATATGTTAGATGGTGTAACAGCCAACTACCATGCTAGAAATACAGGGTTTAGATATTACAGTTCTGTAAGCGGACAAAGAGCAAGACAATCACAAAGTGTACAAACTCTTGCGGCACAACAATTTGCTAAAAATTTACATAACAAAGTTATTACAAATACAGCTGAAACAACTTTATACCAAAGCACATATACACAAGTAATTGACACAGGTCAAATTGTTGACGCTGTTGGACAAGTAGCTACTCTTGCCAAATGGGATATTGTTATAGCACTTATAACAGGTCCTAATTATAAAGACGCACCACAACTTGTTGAAGGTAGCACTTGGGAAATCACCATTATGAATGGTAGTCAAGGCTTCTGTGATCAAGCTAACCCACTAAACAGCGATCTTATTCCAGGTAAAATTATAAGAGGTAAAACTTCTAAATCTCTTGGACGAATTGTAAAATATACAGTAGGCGCAATTGAAGATACAATTGAATTAGAACTATTAGAACCTATAGAATTTGAAATAGGTGAAGAATTAGAATTTGGTTTCAAAGTTAAAGATCCGCAAATTAGTATTCATATAGAAAGCGGAACATATTGGGAACATTATCCAATTAGAGTTTCTAACAATGTTTCACTTAAAGGTGACGAATTTAGACGTGTAATTATTAAACCTAAACCAGGCGTATCTGAAAGTGCTTGGAAAGGTTTACATTTTTATAGAGATCCTGTCTTTGATGGAATTGCTATACAAACAGAACAGAATCCTAATGCAACTGAACTAATAACTTTAAACAAAGAATATGTTAAAGACGAAGTTATTACATATATTAACACAACATATCCTTCACTCCTTACATCAAGTGATAGTCAAAAATGTGAAAGAGATATGGGCTACATCATTGATGGACTTATATTTGATTTAAAATGGGGTGGTAATTCAAAGACTCACTTTAACGCTGACAAATATTTTGATAACGCGGCAACGACTGTACCTGGTGCACAAACTGAAACAGGTGACGCTATAGATAAGATGAAAGAAATCTTTGGATTTGTTTTAACTAATGCGGCTTGGACATCAGCACAATCAGTTACTTCGCAAGTAGTTGATTCAACACAAGGTGAAGCGTTAGCACAAACTAAGGTTAATACACTATTAACATTTTTAAAAGAAGTTATTGTAAACGGTCTTAGTAACTTACCAGACTTTGATGATCCAGGATATGGACATCATTACTTAACTGACAAAGACAATTCAGCTAGTACGGCAAAAAATAACGAAGACATGGATGTCTTCTTAATGAATGATACAACAATTTTAAGAAATCTAACTTGTGAAGGACACGGCGGATTTATGGCTGTTCTTGATCCAGATGGTGCAATTTTAACTAAATCACCATATGGACAAACGAACTCAAGTTTTGCGAGAAGTATAAACAAAAAAGCATTTAGAGGCGGACTATATATTGATGGTTTTGCTGGAAACCTTACTACAGTAGTTAACAGCAAAGACAATAACTTTACATTAAACGTACAAAGTTTAGTTGGACAAGGTTTACGCTTAAAGAAACCACAAGTACCAAGTCCATTTTATATTGACGGACATAGATACCAAGTTGATGCTGTTGCAGAATATGATCAACAGGCAGGTACTGCTAAACTTCTTTTAAATCCAACATCAGGTATTAGCAACGGCGGGTTTACACAACCTATGCCATGCGATATTACTTTACAAACTTCTGGTAACAGAAGTATGTTGGCAAATGATTTTGTACAACTTAATGATTTAGGTTATGGTACTGTTTGTAATAATGGTGCAATGGCTGAACTAGTTTCGCAATTTACATATTATACTGAAGTAGCTTATTTTTCCAACAATGGTAGTGATATTAGATCATTAAACGGATCTAACTCTCATGGAACATATGGACTAGTAGCGGCAGGATCAGATCCAAATGAAGAACCAGACTTAATTACGACAGTAGATAATATGGTTCAGACTGCTAGAATCTATGATGATGGGGCGACATATGATCACCCTGTTGATTCATTAAAAATATTTGTTCGTGATACAGAATACGTTCCACACGCAAAAAGTGAAGTTGAAATTGATCATGGCGGAGCAACAGGTAGAGCTAGATATGAAATTTCAACAGTACAATCAACTCTTATTACAGGTGTACAAACTGAAATTACAGCAGTTGCAAACGGACGAGCTATTGACGACTTAATTGAAATACGAGATATAGCAATAAGTTGTCCTAGTGGAAATAAAACATATCCACACGTTACACCATCAACAACTGTTACAGTTTTAGCATCAGGACTAACAGCAGATGAATTTGAAATTGACTTAGGTACAAGTGCAATTGTACATACTTACGTTAGTGGCGGTGTTGTTAGTGGTCCAACTAGAGTAAACATTACAAATTTTGTTTATGACAATGTTTCAGGTATTGCTACAGTTACTTGTGCTACAGCACACGGACTTACTGCGGCTGGTACTTGTGATTTGTTTAGTATTAAACTGTCTTGTTCTTTTGGTGTTAAAGTTTATCCGGCGCCTACAGATTCAGGTGTCTTTATGGTTAAGACTAAACCTGATGCTGATACATTAGGATTCTTCCTACCACCTAGCAACGTTGAACATACTTACGTTAGTGGTGGTACATCTAAATTAATCTCAGCAACAAACGTAGGTGGTGGTTTTAATGTTACAGGTTTTGATTATGATAATACAACTGGATTAGTTACACTTACTACAGCATCAGCACACGGATATGGCAAACTTGATTATATTAAAGTTGACAATGTTTTATTAAGTTGTCCATTCGGACAGAAAGCATATCCAGATATAGCCGCTAAAAAGTCTTCAGGTATTTTCCAAATTTATGATGTACCTACTACAGATACTATGGTGTTTAGTACATTTAAAAGTGGAATTGTACACACATACGTTAGTGGCGGTATAGTACAAAAAATTACATATACTACAAGTGCCACAGCTAACATTACAGGATTTACATTTAAAAATTCAGTTAGAGATGAAGCTGTTTATCAATTGAATATTGCTACAACAGGACAAGACAATACAACAAAATCAGGATTGATTAATACACTAGCACATGACCAGAAAATTATTATTAGAAATAATTTAAACTTTGGAATTACTGGTGTTGACACAACTATTACTAGACCTAGTACAGCAATTACATTTGACGAAGCTGTTGATAATACATACAGAACTATTGGATATGCTGTATCAAATGCTTTAGGTCAACCTTTAGCGGCAACTGAACGAGTTGTTACATTTGATAGTACATACAAATATATTAAAGTACTTGTTGATAATGGCGAAGCACAAAATAACACATTTGCTGGTTCAGGAACAACAATGGGTGACACAGCAGGTGATACTGTTATTGCTATTGGACAAGTAACATCAACAGCAGATATTGATAGATTAAATGCAGGTGATATGATTTTTGCTTGGGATGGTAAAACTCATGTTATTAAAAGTTATACTGATAGAACTACATTTGCTACACTTCTAATTGAAGACCTTGCGGCTTCAGATATTAACGTTCCGGCATCAGCAGTTGGACTTGTTAGTACAGTAAGAAATACTACAACAATTGTTACACTTCGATGTGGACTACAAAAAGCTGAAGGTGGAGATATTACTATTAATATTTCAACTTGTAGAGCAACAGGACACGATTTCTTAGACATTGGTACAGGTAGTTATAACCAAACAAATTTCCCGAATGTAACATTAGGTGATCCGGCACAACTTCCAGATCAAGATCACGAAGTTGATGAACGTGATAAAGGTAGAGTATTCTATGTAAGTACAGACCAAGATGGTATGTTTAGAGTTGGTAGATTCTTTACAGTTGACCAAGGTACAGGTACAGTTACATTCTCGGCAAGTATTGCTTTAAGTAACTTAGATGGATTAGGATTTAAACGTGGCGTTGTAGCTAGTGAATTTAGTGCAGACGATGCCATGACTGACAATGCCAGTGACTCAGTACCAACTGAATCAGCAGTAAGAGGTTATGTTAATAGACGTTTAGGATTTAACCATGCAGGCGTTGCCGTAAATAACCAAATAGGTCCTGGTGCATTATCTAGAGATGGTGTACTAGCATTTACTGGTAATCAAAATGCAGGTGGAACATTTACAGTTGTAAACTTAAGAGATCCATCCGATAACCAAGATGCGGCGACTAAGAGTTATGTTGATGGATTAATTGCGGCTGGTGATACAATTCCAGAACAACTTGATGTAGAAACTAATACAGTTGCCGCGGCACAATTACTTGTAACAACAGGAAAATATAGAATTTATACAGCACCGGCATCAGGCGGCAACTTCCAAGTTAATGATACTATTACTGGTAACTCAACAAGTGCAACAGGTACAGTTGTTGACGTTGAAAACGTTTCACTTGCCGGTGTAGCACATAACTTATTAACATACACATTAACATCAGGCACTAACTTTAATACAGCTGACCTTATTGATACTGGTGGTGGAGTTACAGCTCAAAATAAACAAGGCCCATATGATGAATATGCATTGGCTACAGAAGATCCAGCAACTGATGTTACACTTCATGTTGAAAGAACGGCATCTGGTGCAACATTAGAATTTAGACACGCACCTGATAGCATTGTAAACGCAGATGTAAACTCAGCGGCGGATATATCTCAAAGTAAATTAAACTTAAATGCGGCAACTACTCGAGCAAACGCTACAGCAATTACACAAGCAGATTTAGGCGTTGCTAGTTTTGATAGTGCTAACTTTACAGCAACTGACGGTTGGATAGAAATAACTACTGGTTCAGTTAATTATGATAAAATAATTAATATTGCTGACAAAACAGCATTAGCTAATAATTCAGGTGTTTCAGGACCAGTTACAGAAGTTACATTTGCCGACATTGTTACAGAATCCGGAATAATCGACACTACTACAACTGGTGAAGCTGGCAAAATTGTTAAAACTGATGGATCAGGTAACGTAGCTTGTCAAGGACTTAAGGTTGATACATACCTAACTATAGATACTACTGGTACTACTGTTAACTTATATACTCCAGGTGGAGCAATATTTATGAGTTCAGTTGGAGCAACTAATCCAACTGTTAGTTTAACAGGAAGTCTTAATATTGGAGGTACAGGCGTATCAGAAGGTAACTTCCAACAAAACTCAGCACTTGCTGGAGAATCAAGAATAGGTGTTGACTGGATACACACTTCATTCCTTGAAGCGCCAGGCGAACTTGATGCACAAAGCACAGGTATTAGTATAGGAGCAAACACAGGATTTACTGCCGCAGGACAAATTGGTCTTGTAGCCGACGGAGCGAGTGTACTTATAGCAACAGCAACAGGATTTGAACCATCACTTGATGACACATATATTATTGGTTCAGCAAGTAAAAAATATAATACAATTTATGCAACAACATTTAGTGGTACAGCTACACAGGCACGATACGCTGACTTGGCAGAAAATTATACAGCAGATGCGGTATACGAACCAGGTACAGTTGTAATCTTTGGTGGCGAACAAGAACTAACTGTTACAACACTTCGTGGAGATGATAGAGTTGCTGGAGTAGTTTCCGAAAATCCTGCATACTTAATGAATTCAGAATTAGAAGGTTCTAATGTAACAGCCGTAGCACTACAAGGTAGAACTAAAGTTAAAGTTGTTGGTATGGTTAAAAAAGGACAGATGCTTGTAACTGCCGGAGGAGCATCGGCATCAGGCTTTGCGAGTGCAAGTACTAAACCAGAAGTAGGAACAGTAATAGGTAAAGCTCTTGAAGATAAAAACGATGCTGGTGAAGGAACGATCCAAGCTGTAGTAGGAAGAGTGTAAGATGGCACAACAAAATATTAACATTGGAACAAGTGCAAACAAAGGTGACGGAGATCCTATCCGTACAGCCTTTACTAAAGTTAATGCTAACTTCACAGAACTATTTGCAAGACATGACGGCTCAATAGCTCATGTTACAGATATTAAAGGTTCTGTATTTGGTGATGACTCTACTACACTAGTTGATGGATTAAACAGTAAAATTAATTTAGACGGAACTGTAAAAGGAAATATTATTCCTGACACAAATGTTGCTTACGATATCGGTTCTAGTACACATCGTTTTAAAGATTTATATCTAAGTGGAAATACTATTCATTTAGGTACTTCTACATTAAAAGTAGATGCTTCAGGTAATTTTCAATTAAGTGGTGGACTTCAATCAAGTAACCCAATAGTTGGTGATGATTCAACATTACTAGTTGATACTGCTAATAGCACTATTCCATATTCAGTTTTAAGCGGTGCACCAACAATTCCATCTACCACAACAGATTTAAGTGAAGGCACTAATTTATATTACACAGATGCAAGAGCTGATGCACGTATAACAGCCGCTTCTACAACAGATTTAAGTGAAGGCACTAATTTATATTATACAGACACAAGAGTTGATTCACATATAAATCAAAGTAATCCAACTAGTGGTTATGTTCTTTCTTGGAGCGGTTCAGACTATGCTTGGATAGAACAATCAGGTGGCGAAGGTGAAACCAATGAATCTTCATTCAAAACAATATCAGTAGATGGTCAATCAGATGTTGTAGCAGATACAACTACAGATACATTATCATTTGAAGCTGGTAGTAATATGACAATTACTACTAATGCTGGCACAGATACAGTAACATTTGCGGCGGCAAGTGGTGGCGGCGGTGGTTGGACAGAAATTGAATCTGATACCCCTACCACCCAGACGTTAACATGGTCAACTCTAAATCTTGCCGCGTATAGTGTTGTGCGACTAGAAATAGAAGATGTTGTCAGGAGCGCCAATACCAGAACTGAGTTATCAATAAGCAATGACGGGTTTTCAAGTATAGATACTTGGGCTCAAAACGGTACTAATTCATTTGACAATTCAGGGTCATTTATGGCAGACGGGAACTCGACTCTGACAGGCGGGAACGGAGAATACGTTGTTTTAACTCCTCATAATATTTGGGCATCTCCATTAAGATGGAGCGGCTATATAGATTTTAGAGTAAACGGAAACGCAGTGGTGATGACTGGACAAGGAATTTCAACCGA